ATGACCGCTATAGACGATGCCGGGATGTTCAGGAGACGATCTAATTTGCTTTTGACGTCGAGGCAACAGGGTAAAACTCACCTTGCGCGTATGATGATGCTCGGGCATATGTTTTTATTCGATAGCCCTAACGTGCTTATTATGAGCTCTAATAGATCAATGGCCTTAGACACCTTTAGGCAAGTGGCCTACGCAATCGAAGGCTCACCTGAGCTAAGCAGGCAAGTTAAACAGATCCGGTATGCCAATGGCACGGAGTCTATTGAGCTTAAAAACGGACATAGGCTTGATGTAGTAGCTGCAACTAGAGACGGCAGTAGAGGCAGGTCAGCCTCATTTTTATACATCGATGAATTACGCGAGATCAGCGAGGAGGGGTATCGCGCCGCGACTCCAACGACTCGTGCAAAAATCAATAGCCAAGCCTTGTACACGTCGAACGCGGGAGATGCGTTTAGTACGGTGCTTAATGATCTACGCGAGAGAGCTTTATCTAACCCTCCTGAGACGTTTGGCTTTTATGAGTACTCAGCTCCGGCCTTTGCCAAGATTACAGATCGCAGCGCTTGGGCCTATGCGAACCCGGCCCTTGGCTACTTATTCGATGAGTCGGTACTAGCTGAGGCGGTAAGTACTCAACCTATCGAAACTACAAAAACCGAGATGCTTTGCCAATGGATTTCCAGTACGGCCTCACCTTGGCCTCACCTGTCTGTTGAGGAGTCAGGCGATAAGGATCTTAAGCTAGTACCCGGGCCTCTTACCGTTTTCGCCTTTGACGTAGCACCGTCGCGTAGAGATGGATCGCTCGTAATGGGCCAAGTTATGCCTGACGGTCGTATCGGCGTAGCAGTCCTCGAGGTATTCCACTCCGACGTATCTATCGATGAGCTCTTTGTAGCTAACGCTATTGCCAAGTGGGCCAAGGTTTATTACCCACGCCAAGTCTGTTACGACAAGTACACGACTGCCTCAATCGCCAAACGCCTCGAGGTAAACGGCATACAGATCACAGATATATCAGGGCAAAAGGGGTATCAGGCATCAGGCGATCTCTATGAGGTACTAGCTAATAAAAGGCTTGTGCACTCAGGGCAGGAGTCACTCGTTACCTCTATGGCAAATTGCGCGGCTAAAGAGTCGGATGCCTCGTGGCGTATCGTGCGACGTAAATCGGCCGGCCCCGTTGATATTGCAATCGGACTTTCAATGGTCGTACACGTACTTACTCAGCCAATGGGCGAGGCTAAAGTTTACGTATAGACACGCACGACATACACCTATTTATGCTTGACATTATGGGAAAATGGTACTTATGGGATTACTACAAACGCTTGGATTAAAGGCAGCCGATAAACCGGCTATCGAGGCGCAGTACGCACCGGCCGTAATGGATACTACATACGGCTACGGATCATTTAATACTAATAGTGCTTTTGGATATAACGGCGTAGGTATCGATCGCAATTTTGCTTTACAGGTCGCGAGCGTTAGCCGCTGCCGTAATTTAATTGCGGGAGTTATCTCCTCGATCGATCTTGCACTTTACAAAAAATCAACAGGAGAAAAATTAGGATCTCCGGTTTGGTTAGAGCAACCTGATATTCGCCAACCTCGCAGCGTTACGATTAGTGCGACCGTCGATAGTTTGATTTTTTATTCGGTGGCCTACTGGAGAGTTACATCTTTGTATGCTGATGATGGACGTCCTAGCGGATTTGAGTGGGTAGCTAATAACCGCGTTACATATACGACCGATCAATATGGCACCGAAGTAAAAGATTATTTTGTCGATGGCAATCTTGTACCTATGGCTGGTATCGGATCGCTTGTAACTTTTCAATCACTTATTCCTGGAGTATTACAAACTGCAAGTACAACTATTAGAGCTGCATTAGATGTACAAAAAGCAAGTGCGGTATCTGCAGCTACTCCAATGCCTACAGGTATTCTAAAAAATAACGGTGCAGATTTACCGGAGTCTCAAGTACAAGGTTTACTCGCAGCTTTCAAGAGCGCTAGACAAAATCGCAGTACTGCATATTTAACATCTACTTTAGATTATGTACCTACTTCATTTTCACCTAAGGATATGGGCTATACAGAAATGAGCCAGTACCTTAGTACCGAAATTGCGAGAAGTATGAACGTCCCGGCTTATCTGATCTCTAGCGATATGAATAACTCAATGACTTACCAAAATATTTTGGATGGTCGTAAAGAGTTTGTAGCTTATTCTTTGCAGCCTTACATATCTGCAATCGAGGATCGTCTATCAATGAACGACATAACTAATAGCCAAAATCAAGTGCGTTTCGCGGTAGACGATACCTTTTTACGCGTTGATGCTAAGGATCGCTTAGATATCATCGAGAAAATGTTAAACCTAGATTTAATTAACGTCGATCAAGCCCGAGAGATGGAACAACTCACACCGCTAGGAGATGCAAGTGCTACTAACGTTTAGCCAAGAGATCCAAGCCGCCGATACAGAGCGCCGTATCGTGTCCGGACTTGTTGCACCATATGGCGAGGTCGGACATACATCCGCTGGCCCTGTAGTTTTTGAGCGCGGATCTATCGCTATTCCGGATGCAACAAAAATAAAATTACTATCGCAGCATCAACAGGATAAGCCCGTAGGTCGCGCAATTTCGTTTAGTGACTCTACAGAAGGCGTATATGGATCTTTCCGTTTATCGAGTAGCACTCGAGGACAAGATGCTCTCGTATTAGCGCAAGAAAATCTCGTATCCGGCCTATCCGTTGGGGTGGATGTAACCGCCTCTAAGCCGATGGGTGATTACTTGCTCGTCACGGCTGCCGTCCTCAAGGAAGTGTCACTCGTCGAGAGTCCGGCATTTACTAGCGCATCCGTCGATGAAATTATGGCGGCGCGAGCTGCTATCGAAGCTGCAACTAGCACGAAGGAAAAAACTACTACTATTTCTACGACTATCGTAGAGATCGAAACAGAAACCGAAAGCGAGGAAGCTGTGACTACAGCCCCAGAAAATACACCGGAGGAAACCCCGGTAGATGCACCGGCAGAGGCTGAAAAGGTCGAGGCCGCTCGTAAGATCATCCGTCCATCAGTACTAGACTCTCAGCGAGTACGTACTCCTATTGTGTCTATGGCAACATACACAGAGCACAAGATCAAAGCTGCACTAGGTAACGATGACTCAAAGCTCTACGTAACCGCCGCCGATGACTCTTTCTCTACCAACCCTGCATTTAATCCGACTCAATACCTAACAGAGTTTGTAACTAATACTCGTTTTGGTACACCTGCTATCGATGCTTGCTCACAGGGAGTTTTGCCTGCTAGCGGTATGACAATTAACGTACCATCACTCGTTACCTCAGCTGGTGGCGGTTCAGGTGTAGCACCAACTGTTACAGTAGAGGCAGAGGCTGGAGCCGTATCTAATACAGGTATGGTTACTGAATACCTAACAGGTACAGTAAACAAGTACGCAGGTATGAACACGATCTCAGTAGAACTCCTAGAGCGCTCAGATCCAAACTTCTACGCTGAACTAACTCAGCAACTACAGAACGCATACCTAACTACAATCGATACGACTGTACTAGCTGCTCTTGTAACTGCAGGTACTAACTCAACTGCTACTACTGCAGATAGCGACGGTATTATTTCTTACGCATCAGAGGCTGCAGCTCTTGTTTACAAGAACACAGGCTATTTTGCTCAGAACTACATCGGTAACGCTGCACAATGGCAGCTATTGATGGGCGCCGTAGATAGCACAAAGCGACCAATTTATAACGCGATCCAACCAATGAACGCAGCTGGACAGGTAAACCCTCAGTCTATCCGCGGTAACGTACTAGGACTTGATCTATACGTAGACAAGAACTTTGCAGCGACTACAGTCGATGATAACTCAGCGATCATTTTGGCGCCTGAGGCATTTACTGTTTACCGTAGCCCACAGGCTTATATGTCAGTAAACGTAGTATCAAACCTACAAGTACAGGTAGCGATCTACGGCTTTATGGCAACTATCGCAAAGATGCCTAACGGTATTATCAAGTTTGCGAAGGCATAAGCTAAAAACTAATAGTCGGTAGGGCTCTTAGCCCTTTGAGCCCTACCGGCCCTTTTTAAGTGAGGAGATCAGAGTGCCGGCAACATACGTAACCGAGCAAGAGTTACGCGATAACCTAGGTATCCAAGATTTATATCCGGATAGCGTGGTCGAGGAGTGCTGCCAAACTGCTCAAGATATTCTCAATCAGTTTTTATGGTTTGACTCAGCTCCGGTAGTGGGAGTTACGCTACAAAATAATATAGCTACCGCAATGATCGCTAATCCTGCAATCTTTAGTACTGGTCAGTCTGTAACCTTGAGTGGATGCGGCTCAACCTTTAACGGTACCTACACAATTACCGGCACAATGCCTTGGAGCACCGGTACGGTTAATCAGATCCCTAGCCTTGTTTGGAACCCTTACACGTGGAATTGGCCAAACGGTTATAGCTTTATTCAATTTACTAAAGTAGCTGCCGACGTTAATTTTAAGCGCGTATTACCTTATGGATCAGCCGTTGGAGAGGATACAAAAACAAACTCCTACGCTACTACTCCGGCCGTGCGCGAGGCCGC